TATGTTTTATCAGTTTGTTGAGACATTGGGGCCATAAATCATTAAAGTCTCTATTATCAATCTTTTTTTCTATCTCAACTACCCTGCTTCCACCATTTACAGCACTTTTGAAGGTTAAATTATGTCTAATATCGCCATAACACTGAAAACTCAAGTCGTTGGAAGCTACCTTGCCTGATTGCGTCTTCCTCAGCCTTAAAGAAGTCCCACGGCTTACAATAAGATACCCTTGGTGAATTAAGTAGTGTCTTTTAGAAAGCTCAGATATTTGACTTTCACAGACTGATGTTATGACAATCTTCCTCTCATTTTCCGTTGGCAATTCAGACTCCTTTCAACATTTCTTTTATATGATCTGCATCTGTTCTGCTGTCTATCAACTGATCTTCTAAAAATATCTCTACATATCTTCCTGAAACGCCACCAAGTTCAGCTGCATGTCCCATCCGATTAACATAATTTTCTGTCACTTCGGTTTCCATCTTAAAAGCATATTGAAGAATTTCTTTAGGGTCAGTCAAAGACGGAAAGGGATTAATAACAGTTGTGGGTATACCGTCTAAACCAACAATAAGTTTGGCAAATTCTTGAACATGCTTGAATTCATCAGCCGCAGATTCAGCTAAAAACTCGCTTAGTTCCTCTCTGTGTAATCCTTGGATCATAAAAGAACTATGCAAATAAAAATGCATATGCTTGTATTCGTTGGACAAATCATCGTTCAAAAGATTAATTAATTGTTCTTTATTCATTTTAAATTACTCCCTAATAAATAATATAGCTAAAAAGGTTTATATATGAGCAATAATTCTGAGTGGAGAGGAAAATACAAGAATCTAAAGGACTACTACAAAAATACGTATCCAGAACCTTATTATTTACTGGATAATTATGAAATGTCTGTTGATCCAGATGAAACAGCCGAACAAATAAATGCATATGATGAAAACAGACAACAAATAGAAAAAGCAAAATGTATACAAAGTTTTCCATATTTCTGTACAAAGTATGCAAAAATATTACATCCGAAACGTGGATTAATTCCATTAATTCTCTTCCAATATCAAAAAGAAGTAATCAGCTGTTATGATAGCCATAAATTTAACATAATTAAAAAGTTTCGTCAAGGTGGTTTAACGACTATATCGGAAATTTGGGCAATGTGGAGATGTCTTTTTAGATTAGATCAGCAAATTCTGTTTATTTCTAAAACAGACCTTGAAGCTATTACAGCAGGTGAAATCGTAAATACTGCTCATGTTCATCTTCCGACATGGATGCAAGCAGCAAAAGATGGCAAATGGAATGATCACCAGAAATATTTTGCTGGTACTGGCGGCAAAATGAACTTTGGTACTCCAGAACGTGCTAGAGGTCTTGCTAAAACTTACTTAATTCTAGATGAAGCGGCCTTTATTCCAGATATGTTTGATCATTGGAAAGGCATATTTCCTACACTTTCAACTGGTGGTAATTGCATAGTTATTTCTACAGTTAATGGTGTTGGTAATTGGTATCACAGCACTTATAAAGCAGCAGAATCAAAGAAAAATGATTTTAATATAATTGATTTACATTATAGCAGACACCCAGATTACCATAATGAAGCATGGGTTAAAAGTCAAAAGAAACAATTAAGAGAAAAAGGTTGGTTACAGGAAGTCTTAGGAGAATTCTTAGGTTCTGGTGAAACTTACATCCCACCTGATGTTGTGGGCAATCTTTTTGAAAGAACAAGAGTCATTCCGCAGAAAAGAAAGCAATTTAATTCATGGGTTAATAAAAATGACCAAAATGAGGAAGATTGGGAAAATGATGGTGCATTGTGGGTGTGGAAAGAACCAGTTGATTCACATGAATATATCTTTGGAGTAGATTGCGCAGAAGGAATTTCCGATGAAGGAGATAATAGCTGCATTGAGATATTCGATCTTCACACAATGGAACAAGTAGCTGAATTTTACAGCAATACTATACCTACGCATATATTTTCTCAATTAATTAATGAATTAGCTATTTATTACAACCATGCTTTAGTGGTTATCGAAAACATGGGTCCAGGAGGCTCAGTTTTAAGTAATTTGCAATTCCAGCAGTATTACGACAATATTTACTTTGAATCTGCTGGCAAAGGGGGCAAAGAAAGAGCCGGAATTAAAACAACACAAGCTAATAGACCTATGATTCTTGAAGCCTTAAGACACAGATTGATGACCAATTCTATTAAAATAAATAGCAAGCGATTTGTCAGAGAACTTACAACATTCATTTATAATGCTGGATCAAAGAAAGCCAAGGCAGAAGGAGAAGGCAGTCACGATGATGCAATTATGGCCGCTGCTATTTGCTTATACATAAATGAACAATTTGGAAGAAATTTGCCAGTAGGTGCAGAAATCCCAACTGATACTTTTAAGGCAAATATATACGAAGAGATTAAAAAAGAAATATTCGCAGATTCTCCAGAAGATTACTTAAGTATGAAAGATCAAGAAAGCAAAGAAGACGAGCTTCTACCTACGGCTGCTTTGGCATATAGAAGAAGATACGCAAAAATCCTTGCGGAATTTGGATGGTAAACATTATGAAAAATACAGAAGAAAGCAAGAAATTATTACAAAAAGCTTTTGACTGTTTGCCAACTGATTTTGCCTTAAGTGAAGTCAGATACCACATGCTCTCTGCTATGAACAAACTCCGTAAAGTTGAACACAAAAGAGAAAAAAGAATAGAAGCACAACAAAATCTTCCAAAATATGATGTTTCTCCTAATTTAACGAAACATACCTTAGACATAATTGATAGATTAATAGAACAAGAAAAAGCTAAAATAACAAAAAATGATCCATTAGACACTGACATTCTGAACGGTTAAACCATTAGTTCTTTTTCTCAATCTAAATAAATACTTTTCATATAATTTACTAGCATTTTCGATATTACCTACGTGATTATTAGGTTCAGGTATTTTAACAGGAAAATCCTTTAAACCATCTTTTAAATAAAGATAATCTTCAATTAATCTTAGACCTTTACCATTAGCCAAATCTTCCCATGTTAACAAAACACCGCCGCTGGCTCTGGCCATCTCGTAAATTCTTCTAATCCTGAAGATATAGTAATTATACATTGGAGCAAACTGTTTTTTGCTCTTTATTAGTTCGTTAAAAGTAGACCTGGGATTTCTAATTAAATAAATAAATTTACATATCTTATAGAATGATTTGCTATTAATATAAAAATTATGCAGTAATTCCGCCCCCCAGATGGCACTCACGTTATTACATTTGTGTGGCAAACCAGTTAATATATTTAAATCAAAAGGATGCGAAAAGATAAGATTGGGATTGTACACTTCAATTCTTGCGTTTTCTTTCAGCAAATTACACAAATCGTTACTTCCTGACCCTTCATGACTGATTATAAAAAGCACTTTATGCATTTAAAATTAATTGAGTATTTAATAACTAATTTATACTAAAGAGGATAAGATATGGCAGCATGGTACGATTTTTTTAAAGTTTTCAATTATATTTTCACCCAAGGTCCATTAGAAAGGGATAGAGATGCCCAAAAAGGACAAGGTGGGGCTGGAATTACACACCCTGACGTTCCTGACCTGAGAAATGTTGACAGTTATAGTGCCGGGGCCAATAGTTATATTCGTGTTCAAAATGATATGGTGGACATGACAACCACCACAAACAGGACAAATCGTTATAAAGAATATGACCGATTAGTAGCTAGTGTGCCAGAAATAGAAATGGCAATGACAGTTTTTGCAGATGAAGCTTGTGTTGCCGAAGATACAATTGTCGAAACTGTATTCTATGGTAAAAAAACAATTAAATGGTTGCAACAGAATATCCCTACTGAACGCTTTGCTGTATATTGTTATGATTTCAAAAAAGAAGAATACACAATCGGATGGGCACATTCTCCAAGAATAGTTAAAAAAGCCAAAGTTTTACACATATTGCTTGACGATGGCAAAGTAGCCAAAGTTACTCCTGATCATCGTATTCTTAGGAGAAATGGTGATTGGGCACATGCAGAGCAATTAAAACTTGGCGATGAATTAATGCCATTCTACAGAATACCAGCCAATCAAAATCTCACTAAATTAAAAACAAATCAATTCCCAAGGATATGGACGCATTTAAAAGGATGGGTGCATGAAAGACAATTTATAGATGAGTGGAAATTAGGAAAAGATTTGCCAAAGTATAAGAAGTTAAATGAGTTTACAAGATTAGTAGCTGCACAGATGAAATGGCGTCCACTACTAAAACTTGCCAAGACAATTAGAACAACTCTAAACAGTAAAATGAAAACAGAAGGATGGTCGCCAGATGAAGCCAGATTGCTAGGAAAGAAACAAGACAGAAGAAAAATAATAGGTATCCAACTTTATCCAGAAACATTAGTATACGATCTTTCTGTTGATGTGTATGAAAATTTTTGCACAAATTCTTTAGTAATGCACAATTGTCAAAAGGATGAAGACAATAAAACATTTAAAATTACTTGTAAAAAGAAAGATATAGTTGATGAATTAGAATACCTTTTTTTCCATCGTGATAGACTGAATCTAAATCAACACAATTGCTGGGATAAATGCAAGAGACTCTTCATAAAAGGCGATGAATTTTTAGAACTAGTAGTTAACCCAGATGATCCCAAAAATGGAGTTTGCGCATTAGCTGATTTACCTCCAGAAACAATGTTTAGAATTGAATCTGTAAAAGGCAAATTAATTGAATTCCAACAGAGCAAAGAAGGTCCAGACTTTCAAGCTTTGCAAAGGGCACCAATAACTTCAGCTACAGACTCAGAGTTAGCCCAAGCTACTGCAATTAGATTTGCTCCTGAAGAAATTGTTCATATTCGAATTGGCGATTACAGAAAAACTTTTTATCCTTATGGTGTTTCTTTAATTGAAGCAGCCAGAGGACCAGCGCATCAACTAAGAATGATGGAAGATGCAATGGTTGTTTATCGTCTATGCCTTATTGGGAACACCAGAATTCGTACATCCAAAGGATATAAACTTCTAAAAGATATAACAAAAGAAGACATTGTGTTTTCTTATGAAGATGGAATGCTTTATTCTGCAAACGTCCTTAATTTGCTTGACAATGGTATTAAAGAAGTATTTAGAGTTAGAAGCAAGCATGTTGAGATAGTAGGCACTAAAACACATCCAATTCTTATAAGCAGGAATGGTGTGGTTCAATATGTTGAAATCCAGAATTTGGAGCCAAAACAAGACAAATTAATCTTAACAAAACAAATAACCAATAAGAAAAAGAAACTAAACGAAAACTCATATGAATATGTTGATGAAAATTTAGCTGAATTTTTAGGGTTTTGGCTTTGTAATGATAAATTTGAAGTTGGCCATCCTGCAAGAGAACTTTTGCCAGAATTGAACAGAATACCAGATTGGTTATTTGAATCTCCAACAGAAATTAAAAAAGCATTCATAAAAGGTTTGTCTGAAGCTATAGGATGTGAACAAATTGATGAAAATGGCAAATGGTCTTCTACAATCAAAACAATAGAAAAGTCGCTCATAGAAGATATAAAAGAATTATGGTTCTCTATAGGGCTATGTTCTGGGCATATTAGAGAGGAGTCTGGAGTTTATTCTTTAGATATCAGTGATTGTTTGCTTCTAGAGACAGAAAATATCATCTCGGTAACTCCAGCAGGCGAAGAAAGAGTATATGATATTAGTGTAGACAATGATATCCATAACTTCATTGCCAATGGTATTCCAGTTCATAATTCAAGAGCGCCCGAAAGACGTGTTTTTTATATCGACGTTGGCAATCTTTCTTCTGGCAGACTTGAAGCTTTTATGGATAGGATGAAAGATCAATTTAAAAAGAAAAAAGTTTCTGCTGGAATGGGTGCCCAGCATGGAGCTTCTTCTGTTGAAGAAAGATGGCATGCTCCTGCACAAGATGAAGACTATTGGGTTCCCATCAGGCCAAACAGCCAAACAAAGATTGATACATTGCCGGGGGCACAAAATCTTGGGGAAGTAGATGACACAGTTTATTTTAGAAACAAACTGTTTACTGCATTAAACTTCCCCAAAAACTATTTTTCAATGGAAGACCCAAATGCTACCAGAATAACTTTGTCTGCGCAAGATGTTAAATTTGCACGTATGATCGAACGTCTACAAAGCAAATTTGAAGATGCATTGTGGGAAATAGCTGATAGACACCTTAAGATGAGAGGTTTTCCACCTGAATGTTATGAAGATTTAATTATAAAAATGACTCCTCCTTCCGATTGGAGAGAGTTAAGCAGAGCAGAAGTAACCTCAAACAGAATTAACTATGCTGGCAGTTTACAAAGTTCTCAATTAATGGGCACATGGGATATTCTGATTAAAATTCTAAAATACTCAGAAGATGAGGCTAATGGAATAATTTCTAGACTAAAGATACAAAAACTTGAAGACCTGAAAATGCAAGTTTTGGCACAGAATCCATCATTACTTGGTGTCGGAATTCCAGGACAGGGAGAAACAGAAATGGGAGCTATGCCAGGCGGACCCAATCCAATGCTCGGTGGAGAACAAATGCCACAACCAGGAATGGAACAAATGCCAGGTATGGAACCTCCTCAACCACCGCCGCCACAAGAACCTAATGCAGCACAAAAGGAAGAAGCTCCACAAATGCTTCCTCAAAAGAAACAAGCTAAACCTATTCCTGAGCCAAGCGAAACAGAAATAGAAAGATATGATCTGGATATTCAAGACTATATGTTTGACATGGACGAAGAAGATGTAGACTGGAGTGAAATGGAATGATAGACCCTAGATATGCTCCAAAAATGGCTATGCATAATAGAAACACATTAAAAGATAAATGTGGTTGCTATCATTGTGCAAAAATCTTCACAATTCAAGATATTACAGAATGGACAGATAACAATGATACTGCTTTATGCCCATTCTGTAATGTGGATTCTGTTATATCAGAAGAAAAAGACTTCACCTTAAACGAAGATTTACTTAAAAAATTAAATCAATATTGGTTTTAGTAAAACTAAATATTGACATGAAACACATTGTAGAAAAGATATGGTGTTTTTTAAAGAATCTTTGCAGATGTCCTGTTAAGAATAAGATTATACTTGGTTTTGGTCAGCACGAAATTAAACTCAACGAAAAACCTTGCAGAATATCATTGTCCATCAAAACTCCATGTGATTGCATACCTGTTTGCCAAGGAGATTTAAATAAATTCAAAATATTAGTGCAAAATGGGGAGTTTATTGTTCAAGCTGATATAAAAACTAACATCTGTATCCTGGAGTGGGTTTGCTACTAAGGGGAATACTATGTTTGTGGCGTTCAATAACAAAAAAATCGTCACTGCTATATCTAATCAACCATTTTCTTCTAAAGGAAATGAAGTAGTGGAAATGGAAGATTATGAAGAAAAAGAAAAATTAATAGGCAAGACATTAGAGGAATTTTCAAAAGGAAAAAACACAAAAGACTTAAAAATAGCCTTCATTTGTAATTGGGACGCTCCTTGTGGCATTAGCACTTATTCAAAATTTCTTATTGATGCCATAAAACCCAAAGTGAAACAAATACACATTTTTTCTGAAATTCAAGACAAATCAGACACTCAAGATGTTACCTACTGTTGGGAAAGAGGGAAACCCCTGCAACCAATGATCAAAAAAATAAAGGATTGGCAACCAGATTTTATAATCATACAACATGAATTCGGCATATTCCCAAAAGCCACCTATTTTCTACAACTGTTACAAGGCATAAATGATATACCTTATGCCATAACAATGCATTCTGTCTATGAACATTTAGACAAAACAATATGCACAGCAGCAATTAAAAATATAATTGTACACAGCCAAGAAGCAAAAGATGCATTATTCAAAAAAGGGCATAATGGAAATGTCTTTGTAATACCTCATGGATGTACTAAAATAACAAATAATTCAGAATTATGGAATATATTTCAAACGCCTTATTGCATCGTCCAATTTGGTTTTGGATTCTACTATAAAGGAGTCGATAAAGCCCTAGACGCAATTGGCTATTTAAAGAAAACAGACCCCAAATTTAAAGATATATTTTATTGCTACCTATGCTCAGAAAATGAACACACAAATAATATTCATGCTCAATATTATAATTATTTATTAGATAAAATTGATCATCTAGACATAAAAGATAATGTTGCTATAATTAAGAAATTTCAAACAGAAGAAACCATAACAAATTACCTTAGAACAGCAAAATTAGCTCTTTTTCCATATGTCAGTGACCCAAAAAATGTCGTGTATGGAGCATCTGGGGCTATTAGAATTGCTATGGCATGCCAAATCCCTATTATAGCCAGTAATAGTAAAATGTTTGATGA